GTGGTGGGGTTTGCAATGATAGTAGGGGGAGCATTCCTCGCTTTATTCGTGAGCGGAAGAGCAGGAGCAACAGTTCTAGGGATAGGAATATTGACTGTGGGGTTCGCAACCGCGAGTCAGTATTACCTAGAGGAGATTGCAACAATCGGTCTGATTGTGTTCATCATCGGGTTCCTTGCAACGGCGGGGATCATAACTTCGATGCTGCTGAACGGCAAGAAGACGGAAAGGGCAATGGAAGAGATTATCGAACTCATCGAAGAGATGAAGGTGTACTTGAGTCCAGAGGAACGAGAGAAGATCTTCGGTCCCGGCGGAGTCGCCAGCGAGATGACCACGGACCTAACCAAAGAGGTTATTTCCAAGATCAAAATCAAAAAGAAACTACAGAAAGCACACGTTCTGATAGATAGGAAAAGCAACCAATGAGTCTACAAAAAAGAATTTGGCAGTCAAGGATTAGAGGTCTTCCTACAGATCAGGATGTATCTCCTGCTGAGGCTGAGTCACCCCCTGCACCACAACCAGTGGTAGAGGAAGAAGTGGCAGCAGAAGAAAAACCAACTGAAGAAAAATCAGCCGACTAGACCGTTTAAATCACAAAACAGTCTTTTACAAATGAAGTAGGCATCCACGATATCACTAATCGGGTTGCCTACTTCTTTTCTTTTTGGTGTCATTAGACTGTGGATGTCTAGATCAGTCTCTTTCATCCATGCGTTGTACATATCCATCTTGGTGGAGTGTGCGTGACCACAGGCAAACTTCTTGATCGTGGTAGGAGTGTAAACGTCATATGGCGTGTCTGAAACCCATAGTTTGTGCTTCAGTAGTCCTGTGTTCTCTGCAATATGAAAAACCCTACCCGTAGCCCCGTAGGCGTACCCCTCGACCGCTACATGGTCTAATTTGAACAGTGGTCGGATTGCCCACTCTGCGATATGGTTATATCTTGATTCTTCGCAGTCGAATTCTGTAGGGAGTTCTTTCCCACAGATCATACCACCAAGCCACTTTTTCATCAGCATCTTGGTTCGGGTGAGATAGAAGAACTTGCAGTTCGTGATATCCCAATGGTCCCCGATATGGACACAAATGGCTGGCGATGTCATGCTATAATCTACACCCGCTAGTCTCATATCTTATTTATGAATCTTACCGCAATGCGGCAAGGAATAACTGTCCAATAATAATACCAGTCAATAGACTTCCTAGACCTACACCAGCACCCAATGGAGTGCTTAGTAAGTAGATCTTATTGTTTACCCATTCCTTCCAGTTGTTTTCGTTGTTGTTCATTTTCTAGAACCTCCTCAATCCAGTGCTTGTATATGCGTATACTTGTAGCACTGCATTCAACCACGGTTATTTCTCCGTGACTATAATGCATCGTGTAAGATGAAATAACTCCAATAAGTTTCCCATCGTAAAGTACGGCACCACCAGAATCTCCGTGCCATATGGGACCATACAATGGAAGGAACTTAATAAACCAAGGTTCTTCTACGATAGTCCCGTAGTAAAAAAATGTTTCGTGTTTGGACCATTTTTTATGTCCTGCTCCATAACCAACAGTGGTGATATCACTCATTCTAGGATAATCACCACCTTCCCATAGTTCAATGGGGGTTGTTGTCATAGGACACTCAAGGAAGATGATTCCAATGTCATTGGCTGAAGACCAGATACCATAGCGTTCGTGAATCACGAATTCCCGAATCATCACTTCTTCATCCCCGTTCTCGACAGAGAAGGCATTATCCCCGTCTAGACAGTGTGCAGCAGTGAGGACCACATCTGGTTCGATGAGTACACCACTAGCAATCATATTACCCTCTTTTGTAGAGATCATAACGATAGCAGGATAGAGATCGATCTCTTCCTCGTCAAGATACTCGAAGTGCTTAGGGTCGTTGATTAGTTCAATGAGTTCTCTGGGAGAAGCGTTTGGTGGTGGAGGATTATAATTTACCGTCCACTGAGCCGGTGCGCAACCAAACAGAAGTATGGCGGAGACAATCATGGTCCCCATTTTTTTCCAGAGCATAATGTATTTATACGAGAAGTGGCTGCTACTAAATACAATATGATAAGAAGTTTCAAACAACACATCAATCTATCGAATCTATATTCTCAGTTCGAGGACGCCACAAAGGATACTCATCGGCTTGAGAAGATTGGCGATGAACATAAAATCCTTGTTCCTATAGAACCAGATACGTCTAGATCATCCCAACTCGTAGTGTCTGGACATCAGGGTGACGAACCCGCAGGTGTGCAGGGTCTACTTCAGTGGTGTAAGGAACGCGACGTTCCCAGCCATATCAGGATCATCCCTGTGATATCCGAGGAGTCCTACGTCAACGGCACTCACTTCGATGATGACGGACAGAACCCTAACCTTGGTTTGCCCTCACATGCATCCGATGAACTAGAATCGTTGATTGAAGAGAGTGAGCGATTGGCGGAAATCTCTGTTGGTGGATATCTTTCTTGTCAAGAAGATCCTAATCGAGAGATGGGTTATCTTCTAGTCTGGAAGAATGGCGGAAATCACAGGATGATCAGCGAGATGTTAGACGAGATCAAGTCACGATTCCCCGTTCACAAGAATGGACTGGTCAGTGGTGATGAGATCGAGGACCGGACTACGCTCGGTGCATTTTGTGTTGACCTCGGCGCCAGGATGGCGATCACCGTAGAAACGCCAGTTGAGGGATTCTCCCTCCCGGATCGGGTCGCTTGCCATATGTCCATTCTGGACCTGTTCGTCCGATAACCAAGACGACCCGAACAAAACCCTAAAACAAAAAAGATTTCGCCTCCTAAACCCCTATCAATACTGGACTTAGGCGAAAAAACCTCAAAAAACCCCATACAGACCCTTGCAATCGAGCCCATTTGTGGTACAATGGAGATGTCGCGGGACGGATCCCGATGACATTTCCCATATCCTCCTTTGGAGATCCTGATGAGTTTGAAACCCCGACAACAGAAGTATGTCGATGCCCTCGCGGGTGCCGGTATGACTTCTCCTGTCACGCGGCAAGATCTGGTCGCCGTGTGCGAAAGCACCGGCATCTACGCCTGTCCGCCTTCGTGGATCACGCAAGATAGCGACCGTTTGGTCGAGCGTGGTCTTTACAACATCCCCGAACTGTCCAGTGCGACTCCCGCGACAACTCCTGCCCCTGTGCAGGGTGCCGCTCCTGTTGCAGTGGTTTCTGCTCCTGCGGCGGTCCAGACTGCTACGGCAGCGATGACCCTCGGCATGACAGGTGGCGAACGCGCCACGCTCACGCCCCCACGATTTGACGGATACGTCGCCTGGGGACACTTCTCTGATATTGAGAAGATCGTCCGCTCCAAGCGGTTCTACCCGATCTTTGTGACTGGACTTTCTGGTAACGGAAAGACCTTGATGGTCGAGCAAGTCTGCGCCAAACTCAAGCGAGAGTGCTACCGCGTGAACATCACGCGACAGACGGACGAAGACGATCTCCTCGGCGGATTCCGCCTCATCAATGGCAATACCGTATGGGTGGATGGACCAGTAGTCGCCGCTATGAAGAATGGTGGAGTCCTGCTCTTGGACGAGATCGATCTCGGATCCGCGAATATGATGTGCCTGCAACCCGTCCTTGAAGGCAAGGGTGTCTTCCTCAAGAAAATCGGCGAATGGGTCACTCCCGCCGCCGGTTTCACTGTGTTTGCCACTGCCAACACCAAGGGCAAGGGTAGCGACGACGGACGATTCGTGGGAACGGGTATTATGAATGAGGCGATGCTTGATCGCTTCCCCGTGACCTTTGAGCAGCCCTATGCAAACAAGTCCACTGAGAAGAAGATTCTCACCAAGGCGGGACTGGACGATGCAGACTTCCTCACGCACCTGACCGAATGGTCTGACTCTGTGCGGAGAGGGTTCTATGCGGGTGCTACGGATGAGATCATCAGCACGCGCCGTCTGGTGGACATTGCGAACGCATACGCCATCTTCAACGACAAGGCAAAGGCGATCGCCCTGTGCCTCGCTCGGTTTGACGATGAAACCAAGGCGTCCTTCATGGCTCTCTATGAGAAGTTGGATGCGGACCTCCGCGCAGGGACCGATGAGGAACCTGCTGCTGACGAGGAAACCGCTGAATCCACCACTTCTGACCCCTGCCCCTTCTGAAAATG